TTATGTAGTAGCCTCTTTCTTTTCGCCAATTTTAGAGACTGTTTTTAGGATAAAGTCTCTTACTTTTTCTAAGGCTGGTAAAAGTGCGTCGTCCCAGAGGTTTTTACTGTCTTGTATAACAATAACAAGCATATTGTAGCCTCTGTTTGCTAGGGCATTTAAAACATCTTTAAGTAATCCCCAGCCCTCTTGTTTTAATTTTTCTTTGTTTTCAGTTTCCATGTTTTCCTCCTTTTTTCATAACAAAATAGACGGCTGTATTTAAACAACCGTCCTATACTTATACATTTTAAAGACGCTCCACCTATTGAGCGTCGCTCCCGAAAAGCCCGACCAACCCCGCCCTATTTTTTTAACTTTCGACTATTTCGTTTAACTCTTCAAGAGTAATAGTGCCTTTTTCTACTCTCTCCTCGAGTTGCTCCAGCGTTAGTCGGCCAGAGTCATATAGCCTTTTTAAACTCTGTACTATTGCTTTCATAGTGTACCCTCCTCAATCAGTAGTAATGTGTACTCGTCGATTATTTCGGCCTCTCTCCTGATAGTCAGATCCGATACAGCCTCAGCGACAACATCCTCATATTTTGAGGCTTTATATAGCTCGTATTCGTCAGGAGTTAAAAACGCCTCGTCATAGGTATATTTTGTAATTGTTTCGTTGGTTTCCGTTGTAACTTCCACCTGCTCAATATTTTTTCTAATAAAAATCCCGTCTGGTGATGATGTTGTATCAAGCTCCGACGGGCATACTAAACTTTCAGCTTTTTTGTACGTAATATCCATACTTATTACTCCTTTTTCTTATAATGATGACTAATAATTTTCTTACACTTCTTTATATTTACGTTAGGCTCTACATACTTTTTGTAAGCCTGATACGTATTAGTAGCTTTAAACCAGCCTAAGTAACTTAAAATCTGGCTTGCGTCATACCAAGTAAGACGCTTTTTTAATTTTATTTTTCGAGCTTTTCTGATAGCTCTTATAAAGATTTTTCCTCTTATGGTAGTCTTGTCTCTGTAAAATTTGAACCCCATAAAATCAATCGGCCGCCCTCTGCGTTTACCGTTTCTGTCGATATAATCAAACCTGAAAACCTGATAATTACTTTTTAATTCAAGGTCCATTTTTGCTAAATATTGTCGGATTCTTTCAAGGTGATTATGTAACTCTTTTTTATTGCGGCCAAATATAACAATGTCGTCCATATATCGGACATAGCATTTTACTTTTAACTCTTCCTTTATGAAATGGTCAAAAGGTTGTAAAAACCAGTTAGCGAACCATTGAGAAGTATAAAATCCTATAGGTAAACCCTCTCGTATTACTTCACCGTTAAGCTCAGCAGAGTTAGAGTCTAACACAAAATATATAAGCTGTAGCATTCTCTCATCATGTATCAGTTTTTTGAGTCGAGTTTTCAATAAATCTATATTGATACTCTGGTAAAAATGATGTATATCAAACTTTAATACGTATTTAATCTCAGATTTATTATTTTTTATAAATTTTTCTAAATACTTTTTACCGTAATGTACTCCTCTGTTAGGGATAGAGCCACAAGAGAACTCGTACATACCCTTTAAGAAAATGGGCTTTAAAGTTGTAACTATGATATGCTGTAACCACTGCTCAGGATAAAAATAAGGCTGTATTACCGTCCGTTTTTTCAAAATAAAGCCGTCGTTAATAACTACAGCTTTATGTTTTATAGGGATTAACTCCCCACTTGTCAGCCATTCCCGAAATTTCTTTATGTATTATTCCTTATTTTTTAAAATTCTTTGTACGTCCGGGCGGTCTCTTTTGCCCTTGCTTGCATTCATAAGCGACGACTCTACTACTTCGTCGCTTAATGCAATTTCAAAGAGGTGGTTATATGATTTCATTCTCTTACTAAACCTCACGAGTTTTCGACTTGCTACTAACCCATGCCTCTTTTTCGGTTAATTTTTGCCGAGCGGCAAGGATAATAAACCACATTGTAAGACTTATAATTTTAGTAATTGAGCGACACGCCGTAGCTGTAATCAGAATGCGTAACCGCATTGTGGACATTGAAAGAAAAACAGCCAACAAGGAGACCGTCTTTAGGCTGACTCCCAAAGCGAGCAAAACCCGTAGAATATTACCCAAAATATAAAGTACAACTGCAAGTATGCTACGGATAATATAACATAAACAAGGCTCTATCTTTTCTCCGAGTTTAAAAATCCTCTTTTTGGTTGATATAACCCTCAAAAAAAATTTTTCATGAGCCTTACGGCTCTTAGGATATGGGGGACATGTCCCCCAAACCCCCTAAAGAGGGTTTGAGTAAGAGAGCGACACGCCGTAGGACCAATGCGAGTCGCCGACCACGTGGTGGACAATGAACGCAAAGGCACCAACGAGAAAGCCGTCAAACGGATAGCCACCAAAGCGAGCAAAACCCACAAGAGAGGAATTACTCCAGAGTCCGTCGCAATAATAAGTAGAAGAGGACCCCCCAGCGTCGGCCGTCGGCACGAGGCCCAGACCCGGTACTAATTTCATATTTTTTATGTAAAGCTGTGAAATAGTCCCCGATAGGGTTACTCCTGAGTCTATATACCCCGTCCCTGTTAAGTTATAATCATCTGTCGTAGAGCCGTCGTGCTGACCTCTACACATTTTATATAACAGTTTGCCGCCTGATTGAATAATCCCTTTTGTGATTTTCCATATATTCCCCCACCAGTTCTCAATATGGAAAACTTTTACAAGTCCGTTATTATTGTCGCCATAAAACATTCCTTTATTGCTCAGAGTGCCTGTAGTGTCTATCTGATTTGTATTAGTCGAGCTTACATAGCCTGTATAGCGGCCAGTACCAAAAACAGATTGAGAGTCTAAAGATTTTCCGATTAAAATAAGCAGATAGTTAATTAAACGACGTACGCTATAGTAATCAACGTCCCAGCCTGAGCCGTTAGCCGTAGCGTGTGCGATTTGTGTATCTCCTGCCATATTTTTACACATTGACAAACCTTTTATAGAGCGTATCTTACCGCTCACGTCGGCCCCGTCAAATAAACCACGATAAATATACTCGTTATAAGTGCCGTCTTGTTTAATGTGAGTATAACAGTCGTAATCGTCATTTACTTTTTTGTTTGCTATTCTGATATGTTTACGGCCGTTAATTTCCTCCTCATTTATCCAAATTTGACCGATTTGTACCATAGCGTTACCGCCATAGCTGGAGTTTGCAACGTCTGAGGCTGTACCGTCCAGTTTTTTCGTATAGTCGTTAGGGTCTAAATAATAATCTACTGTACCGTCGTATTTAAGCATACAAGGCTTAAATAAATCCATAAAAAAGGCGTCTCCCCATGAGCCATAATCAAATACACCACTGCTGTAATTCATTCCTGCAGGGGTAAATTTTTCGTTAATACTTCCCTCCGGGTAAGACACACAACCGCTAGGTAATGCGTTGTTAGGGTCTATTACAAACTCGTATATTTCTGCCTTGTCAAAACGGTTAAACTCGTTTAAATTTACTACTCCATTCGCTGAGACTGGAAAAGCACTATAATAATAGTCATTTGTGCTGTCAGGTAGGGTGTCCGTATAAGGGGTTAAGCTGTAAGCGTTTCTGTTTGTGTTTTCCAGTATTACTGTCCCGTCTTTTTCATTTACTGGATAACTGCCAGCTTTACGTACAATTATAGTTTTTTCCCAAGTACATAATGTCTGGTCATTTACTACGGTATCGCTGGGGTCTTTCCAGCTTAATTTTACTGTTGTCCCGTTTTTATCAATCTTTAAAGCCTTACAGTTTGACGGGGGTATGCCAGCTCTGGAGGCTATGTCTCCTATTACTTCGTCTACGGTGTCCCAGTTGTTATTTAATGCGTCCGTAATATTAAATTTTTCTTTTGCGTCTGCTACCGGGTCGTATTTAAAAAGCCCTAAATTTTCTGTTGAGTTACTCATGTCTTATTCTCCTTTTAAAATTCAAACATATCTATATCGAGAGTCTCCATTTCTTCAATGGTTTTAACCTCGTGTATTTCTTCAATAATTAAGTAGCGATATAAGGTTAAAATAGGAATATGGGCCGGCTTAACCTCATTTATTGCCTGTAAAAGGCTGTCAAGATTTGCTGGAGTACCTATAGTCTTAACAAACTGTAGGACGATTTTACCGTCTATAAAATCAGCCTCAGCCTCTCCGCCGTTCCAAGAGCTACAAATAGAGCGTATAAGGTTAATACTATTGTGATTATTGCTTAACCATTTCGCCTGTATTTTTGAGCGTCTGTTTTCCAAAGTATCGCTCTCTTCTGGTGTGATTTTTAACAGTTCCTCGAAATATTCGCACCCCTCCTCAGTTAAACTGTCAAAGTAAAAAGTACAGTATATCTCGTTTATTCTGTTCAAAAACAGATATAGTCTATTGCCGACTGGAGTAAGCAAAACACTTACAAACTTATCAAGCCTATACACTTTATTGAGTAATTTTGTTATCTCAGATTTAAAGTTAATCATTTACCACCTCTAAGCTCAACGCTTGTAATACGGCTATCTCTCTGTCTGTAGTGCTATTTAATATCGGGATATTGTCCGTATCTCCGTTGACTAATAACTCCTGATAGTCTGCGATTCCGTCAGAGTTAAATATACAAGATCCGATTCTCGCATAAGATACATAAGTAACCGAGTCGTCAAAAGCTATTTCATGCAAGTAGTTTTTAATTGATTCGGCGGCCGCTTGCTCTGCTAACTCTTTCGTAGCACCTGTTTTTAATTTTCCTTTGAAAGTAATACTCAGGTTTAAGGCCTTGCCACTTTCAACCGTACAGTATGCACCTATAGGGGCCTGCCCTAAACCACAACCCCAGCCGATTTTTTCTCCGTCGTCTCCCTCTGTATAAGGGTCTATGTAATCCTGAACGGCTTTAATTAAAGAGCTGTCGGCCTGCTCCATATTTGAGTTAATAATCAAAACTTTTACGGTGTTATCCCCATTCCATAAAGGTTTAACGTCAGCCTCTCCGACGCCTGTAACTTCTTTGGCCCATTTTTTATAATGGTAGATATTACCTGAGGTTATAGGATTCTGTAAATCCTCTAAATAACGCTCGATTATTGACTCTTTACTTTCTTTTTCATAACCGCCCGTCATAGGCTCTTGATTTGATACTTTTACAATACCCGTAATCGTTTTAGGAATTACGTTAATCGCTCCTATAGGCACGTTCCCGTCTGGTCCCGGAGTAAGACACTCCACTTTAAAAGTATCGTTTTCGCCGACTTCTTTAGTCTCTATGGCCTGAAATTGTAAACCGTCTGGAGTTTCAAATAAATCACCCTCCGTAATAGTTCCCTCTCCAGTAATAACCGTCATATTACCACCTGCGTAACTTTCCGTACGTGCGACAATGCCTCGACGCTGTAATACAAACTTTACGAGGTCATCATATTCCATATTTTTTATATCAAACAGACCGACAACATACGCTATACGCTCCCAGAGCTTAACCATAACTATTGCTATGGCTCTAAGTAAATCCCATATAAAAAAGCCTACTGTCTTTTGGTATTCGTCCGGGACTTCGGCCAGCATTTCGGCGGTTAGCTCCTCGTTAGTTTTAACTATTTCTTGCATAATAAAAGCTCCTATTATTTAATCGTGTACGCTTTCTCGATAAACGTATCTAAGAGTTGTCCGTCCTGTAATTGGACCTGTATATCAATGTTTAAATATTTACCCTCCTTAGATAGTTGTACGTTTGTAACGCTTTTTATGGCTGGGTTTAAAGGTAAACCCTCGATAATTTCTCTCTCGAGTTCGGCCTCTTCGTAGCCATTGTTTAATATTTTTCGGCCGAGTAATTTACGGTATGACGTCCCGAAATTCGTACCCTTATAAATCGGTAAAGTATCTCGAGGCGTTTTTACAAATAAAATAATCCATTGTTCTATTGCCTCTATGTCTGTTATCAATTTCGGAGAGCCATTACTCAATATTATTTGTGATTTTTCAAAATTCAGAGAGGTAGTCAGCCCTAATTTTGAACTCTGGGCTTTTAATGAATTTTGATAATCTTGTATCTCTTCTCTTAATGTGTTGTCTGGAAACATTTTAAAGCACCTTATCAATTAAAATAAATTTGTCTGTCTGTTCTAAACTTGCAATAGAGACCAAGTCTCCAACGGCCAAATTACACTTTAAGGCCAATAGCTCTGTATTTATATTTGCTATTGCGTCGGCTAAATATGCTATTGCGTCTGGCATACTGCAGGGAGTACCACTCTGAGAGTGTGTTTCTTTTACCCCTTTAGCACTCTCCAAGTCAGACGGGACAGTCTCGGACAAGGCCGATGTACTGTCAATATTGCAACGAAATCTAAACCACTCTGAAATTAAAAGCTCCTCGTTTTCAGTCAGCAGGGTAGCTCCCTCATCGCAAGAAACAATTACGGGGCTTAGTTGTTTTACGACTCCAACTATTGAGGGCTTTAAATCCGTAGGGTTATTTCGTTCTTTTAAAGCCTTTGCGAGTTCTTTTGTAAAATCAGGTTTCATTATAATTTACTCCTGCTGTATTTAACCAGATTAACACTTACAAGCTCTTTACTGCCGTTTATACTATGTCTGCTGGATTTGATTAAATAATCACCTGACAACGATAAATCATCATTATTTATAGGCATTATTACGCCTTTGTGCATTTTATAATTGCCTAACATTGATATATCTATCGTGGTTTTTAATTGGTTTAGTTCAGCCAGCTTACTTTTACCAATTCCGTTAAAATCATTTGTTTTATTTGTGTCTATTTGCTCTATATGTTGCAATAGGCCATATTTTGAAATGCTCCCGGAGTCTTTTATTATTACCTGTTTTGATATTTTATCAGACGAGCTGTCCGTAACTACAATCTGATTTTTTAAATCCTCCATTGAGACTGAAATACTGGGAGACATTAAAGTATCTATAGAGTTGATAGAAAAAATATCACCGACAAACCCCTGCAGATCTTCGTTAAGTTCGTATTTTTTTACGTTAAATTTGCCGTCAGTACAAGTAAAATAATAGTAATCTTTGCCAGTTTTAGCAGTATATAGGTCTAAAAATTCTCTAAAAACATCTGACAAAACAGTATTTTTATAGATTTTTTTAACGGTTGTACTCATTTCAGGAATAGAGCCAATAGGAATATTAAAATTTTTACATAATGTCCTAAAAGCGTCTGAAATTTTCATGCCGTTGAATTGCTTTATAATAGAGTTTTTATTTAAGTAAAATCCGAAATCATACCCCCCGTACTGAAAACGGTTAGGCTCGTTTTGTGTATAATCTGAAATAATCCCGGTTAATACTTCATTTTCTCCGTCCATAAAGGCAAAAGTAGAGCCTATTTGTATCTGCTCGTCTGTTGTAAAGTTAATAGTATTAGCTACCGTTTCTAGGTCGTCCGTCCATTCAATCGGGCCGACGTGTGGTAAAGCCTCTCCGTTTATTAGTAAAGTTTTCATTATAGTAATCCATGTTTTTGTAAGGCTTTTTTAGCCTCTGACTTTTCGCTTAAATCCGAGTAATAACTCTGATTTTTTATCTGGTCGTTTAAAAATTCCCACTTATCCTCTGGAAATTCTGTAAGAGCAATAGAATAAGCATAATCGCTTGCCTTATCCTTTTTGTAGGTAAATGTGTCTATTGACATAAGACAGTTAAGTAATGACCTTAAACTATCATCTGTTATAACAACACGCACCGGGATTTTATTTTTTTTCATGGTGTCGAAAAATTTTATATAGTCGTACCCGTCAACCAAACTGCCTAATTTTTGCCAAGAATAATTTTTAAAAACTGGAAAAAGAGCCGACCAGCTCGCTTGTTTTAACCCGTCCTCTCCGACTAATCTTATAGGACCTGCCAGAGTTTCCATAGTTTCATTATCAGAGTCGCTAGTTATTTCTATATCTGCAGGGACATGGGGGATTATATAAACCAAGTCCCCCGTAATGTCCGTTACTGTAATATTCATAAGCTCACCTCTATACTGTCGCTAACGCTGTTTTAAGCTCTAACGCCAGCATATTTTTTATCTGCTGTATAAATTCCATATTGCCGATTAAATTACCTGCAATATGAAAATGAACCTCAATTTTTTTACTGTTATTCTGCAAGATTTTTTTTGTTTCAACAGCAGGAGTAATAGTATCGCCTTTATTGAGGTTTTTAATTTCAGGGCCGTTTTCGCCTACGAGGGTAGGACCTCCAGAAGAGAACGACGTACCAAGAGCGTTTTTCTTTGGTTTTTCTTCTCGTTTTTTATCAACTTCGGCCCTATTTTCGTCGGCCCATTTTTTGACCTTGTCTCCTATGCCCCTCAAACCGCCTGCAAGCTGGACGACTTTACCAATCCACTTGCAAACCGAAATTAAGCCACGTATAACAAGTCCTATAGGGGTAATCCAACTCATAAGAGTAACCCCAAATTTAACGGCCGGGCCTATTTTGTCCCAGATAGTTTTACCGACTAAAGCTATTACAGAGCCTAATAATTGCATTACAGACCATACGGCCTGAACACAAGATCTAAAACCCTCAAACTTTTGATAAGCAAAAACAACCCCAGCGACTAAGGCCCCTATGGCTACGGCTATAGCTCCTATAGGATTCATTAACATTACAACATTCCATAAACTCTGAGCGGCCGTTACAAGCTGTATAGCCTTTTGTAGAGTAGTTATCATCTTAATAGTGCCACTGATAACCTGAAAACTTACAAAAGTCGTTATAAGCCCTGACGCAATAGAGATTAAGGCGTCTATATGCTGTCCTAAAAATTTTATAGCCTCTATAACCCCGTCGACTACAGGAATAATAGCCGCCTGAATTTGAGGCATATTAGCCATAAACTGATCTGACAGTTGATTTAAAATCGGGATAAATTTACCACCGATAACCGCACCCCATGCCGTCGTTAAAGATTTCCATTTTTCGATATTATCGCCGAGTTTGTTACCCTCGTCGATTACATCATCTGAAATGGCCAAACCAAGACGCTTATACTCTGCTCTCTGCTCTGCAAGCCTTTTATTTGTTGAGTTCAATAAAGGCATAAGCTCAGAGCCAGACTTACCAAACAAAGTATTTGCTATTTGAGCTTTTCTGGCTCCCTCTGGCATACGTTGAAGAGCTAAGACAACCTCGTTAAAAACTTGCTCCTGATTCTTTAAATGCCCCGTACTGTCTTTTATTGAAATTCCGAGTTGTTTAAAGATTTTAATAGCTGATTTATTACCTGTGCTGGCCCCGACAATATTAGAGGTTAATTTTTTAAACCCCATTTGTAAAGACTCTATAGTAGCTCCGTTCTGAGCTAATAAATAATCCCACTCTTGAAAACCCTGCCGGGATATTCCTATTTTATTACTTAAATCATCTATTCTGTCGCATGTTTCACCAGCTTTTATAGCGAAAGACGTAGAGACAGCCGTTACAGCTCCTATCGTAGCCGTAAATATAGTCCCAGCCTTTTTAAATCCCTCTCCGAGAGTTTTAGACAAGTCTTTAGCCTGTTTTTGTAGTTTTCTGGCCTCCTTTTCGGTTACTCCCATTGATTCAGCTATTTTTTTTAACTGAGGAGAGCATTTATCCTTTAAAGCGAGAACGACGCCGATAGTTTTTCCCATAACTGTTTTTGCTCCTCTTTAGCGACTAATAAAGAGGCCCCCATAAAAAGCCTCTCGTCTGGTGTTAGATTGCATAAATCCTGTAATTTGTGTCCTTTTTGTAAGTAATAATGAATTAAAAACAATTCATCATCACTATTTATTGCTTTTTTACTCTGTCGAGCCTGTCTGATGTAAAGCCGTATCGTTGTAAAATTCTATTACCAAGTTCAAAAACTTCGGCGTAATTATCATTAAAAGCAACGCCAACAACATCATAAGGATTGTCGACTTCCAGCTCTTTAATCAGTTCTTTTGCCCTGAAAAGAGGACAAGACAAATAAATCAACTCTTTGTATTTTTCGTACTCGTCTCCCTCTTCTTTGTTCATAACTTCAATAATTTTACTGGCTGAGATTTTTTCAATTTCGATTTTTTTACCAAAAAACTGAGAATAATAAAAAGAGTAATCCTCTGTTAATCCTTTTTTTTGTAAAATATCCGAAACACTTAATACGTCGCCTTTTGTAGTTACTTTTTTTGTCATAATAAAAACTCCTTATCTTTAAAATGTGTGTTACTTTTATACTTTTGCGATCGGTTTCCACTCTTCGGCCGCAAACGGTATTTCTTCTCGGGTTGCCGTTTTCTGTTCAAAGTTCAAAATATCGCCCTCGTCGAAAGTAACCCCGATAATTTTAACAACTTGAACGCCTCCAGTGTTCGGATTCCTTACCGTACCTATAAGGCTGATGTCTGGAGTATTCCCCTTTTGGTATTCCTCCATGATATTTAACATTTCAATACCAACCTTATATTTACTGATTGTACCCGTCAGCTCGTAACCTAAGAGTCGTTTTTTCTTGCCGTAAAATTCAGCCTCGTTTACGTCCTCCCATTCGTTAGTTTGTTTCAGTTGAAACGATTGTATGCTACCTACTGGGATTTCCATATCATCTGTAGATAGCCATAAGGTCCCATTAGTACCGTTATAAATATCTGTACCTTTCATGTTTTAGTCTCCTGTTTTAAGTTTGTGCTTGCCGTTAAACCGTAGAAATTAAAACATTTCTACGGTCATTTCCATACCCTCGATAGCGTCCAAAAATTTGACATCAAGTTTAGGATAGAACATATTTTTATAGGTCGTCTCCTTGACTGTCTGCTCGTCCCAGCTATCGGCGTCTTTGCCCTGAGCTTTCCATAATGCCCTTTGAGTTTCGACGTCAATATCTATAGTATTGTCATAACCCGGATCGAAAATTCCCATTTCTTCCAACTGGGTTATATAATATTCCCCTGCAGATAAAAATAGGCATTGGTGGTTATAGTCGTTTTTATACTTACCTTTATAACCAGTCCTAAAGGCGTAAATCATGTCCTCTTCAACTCTTTTCATGCCCTCGACAATACATATAGACTTCATATCTTCTGTGTTTTCGTCGTCAGTAGAAAGCAAAGTATTTACAGGACTTGCAACTCTTACGCCCTCATCTTCATTGTATAGGGTAATTTGTCCCTCTTCTATCGTTTCTGGTAAGGTTACAGATTCAAGCTCAGTAAATATTTTATATGAGATTGACTTAGTATAAGGACAGCCAGCAATAACACCGACAACGATAGGGATTAAGTCAAGCCCCGTAATTTCACTGGATTCATTTATAGTAACGCCGTCAGCCAACACAGCAGACGGATTATTTACAGAGCATACCCATTTTGAGTCAGCCTTAACGTTATAAACAAGCCCAAATTTTTGATTTTCTTTACAGTAACTCGATACTGTCGTCTGGTCGTCAGCCTCAAAACTACAAAGCCAATTCCAATTTAATTTAGTCTTGATAACGTCTTGTACACTTGCGAAAGTGTCGGCATATTCAAGTAAAATAACCTTTGATGTGCCGCCGTTAAATATCTGTTTAATTTTTGTCTCAAGGTCTTTATCCTCCAGCTCAAAGACAGCCGATTTATAAGTCGTTACCCTGTAAGTCTCTGGGGTTAAGTCCTCATTTTTTCTACAAGCCAATACAGCCCCCTTGCTACCGACTTGTATAAGCGTCGCTACTCTCTGCTTAAAAGCTACTTTGATAGACGCCATGATGTCCTTTAGTTCAAGTTCAGTTTGTGCCATTTTTTTTCCTTTCATTATTTGCAAGAGCTAATATTAAGCTCCATTTCTTCCATAAGTTCATTGTTAGAGGATTCAAAGCGTTCTACTCCGAGTTTTTGAGTATGCTCTATCGTCAAAACGCAATTAAAAAAGTAATCGTTTTCGTCCAACGTGATATTTATGTCGTTAATTTCGACGTAATTTATGTCCTCTTTGTCCTCAAAAGCGGTTACTTTTAGCGGTTTTTTAAAAATTTTTTTCAGGCTCTCTTTAACGATTAGTAAATCCTCGAGGTTTTCGTCTTTTGAAAAATAAATAACGGCGTATGAGTAACTTGTCGTCTCGTACTCGCTAGCCGTCTGTCGTCCTGAGTCTGCTACGTCCTTTACATAAAAACAGGGAGGACGTGGGTTTTTTATATCCTTTGTCTGGACTTTTATTTTTTTAAAATTCTTTTTTAAAACCTCTACTATTGAGCGGTGTATGTCCATAGAGTCAATCATTTTAAAATTTTCCTCTTATAGTGTCGTCAACATATTTCATTAAAAATTTTTCGCAGTCGTCTTTAAACTCTGGCTCAAAATCGAGGCTGGCAATATCAAAAACATATTTACCGAGCGTAAACCCAGAGGCTTTACGTGTATCGTTTTTACGCCCCTCTCTGGTTGTTGCCCGTTTTTGTCCTCGTGGTATATTCCTATGGCCATATTCAATTAAGTGAGCATGGGGAGAGCCGTTATAAGCCCTACAGCAAGTATCGCCGTTATAGTCGTATTTTTTGCCGACCTTAAATCCTTTATGGTAGCTGGTTTTCTCTTTCCAGTTCTTCTTTTTTCCTTTTGAGGTCCCTACTTCTTGCTTAGCGACCTTTTTAGCAACCCCCATGAGCTTACGAGCCTCCTCTTTTACAAATTGGCCTGCCTCTTCCGGGTAAACTTTAGCGATAGACCTTAACAAGTTTTGTTTCGCCTCGCTTAACTGGTCAAATAAAAACCCCTCTTCAAACATTCCGCTTGACATAATTACTCGGCCCTTTCTTCTGTGAACACTTGTAAATATTCGTCTCTCTCTCCCTCGTTCAAAATATAGAGTATGTCGTATTTTTTGCCTCTATATTCAATCCAGTTTTTATCTGCTAATAAATCGGGGTAAGCATTATAAGCATAAGTAAATTTTTGAGTCGTTTTTGATAACACGCTATCGGCGGCCCGTCCAGTAAGTAAACCACCGCCCCTAAATTCAAGTTTTGCAAAGACTGTGGCTACGAGCTCTGGGGCCTCTTTCTCTTCTCCTACTCTGTTCGTTGTTTCGGTGATTTTATTCTCCCAGATTTCTATAGGGTGTCTTAACTCGCCTCTATTCATTGATAGGCCCTCTCATTCCTAAGTGTTTTATTAAGCAGTCCAGAGTATAAGGGACTGTAACGGCTGATTTTTCGCTAAAAGATTCTCGTTTGTCATAAAAATGAGCTACCACCTGTAAGATTGTCATTTTATAAACCTTATCAGCGTCGCTGTATTTTACGCCCGTCTGCTCTTCTATCAGTTGTTTAGCCGTTTCTATAAGCCCTGAGATAAAATTATCATCGAGATTATGTGATACTCTCAGGTAGTCTTTTACGTCTTGTAATTCAATCATTTTTAAACCTTTACTATAAAAGAGCTGAGAGGGTGGCCCCTCAGCCCTTTTTTATATGTCATTAAGTTGTCTCTGGTATTTTTTGCAAAATTTCAGCGACAATGTCGGCCTTAACGCTAGCCTCGAGGGTTATACTATAGACATCTGAGGCTATAGCCTGTAACTGAGGTACGGTTAATTTATTTAACAGAGTCTCTGTCATATCCGTAGCCAGTATCAAAGCCTTTAAATCCTCGTCCGTAGCGTTTTCCTCATAGGAAATACTCAAACGAGTACAGATGTCTTTATAGTCAACGCCTCCCGACTCTGGGCTAGCTACGCTGACTTTTTTTGCATTACGACAAAAGCCTCATTTAATGCGACCTTACCGTCTGCAAGTGCTAAAGCTCTGTAACAAGTTTTAGCAGATTTAAAGCCGACTGATGTATCTTTAGCAATTTCAAACGCTTTAACAAAGTTAAAGTAGTAATATTCAAAATTACCAAAAATGATAGTCCCGTCAGGTACATTGTCATAAGTAACAACCGGGTAGCCTGACAATTTGCCTTCAAAACGTCCGTCAGTTTCAATTTTGAAAATAGGCTTGTTATTGTCGTCTTTAATTTTGGCAATATCGCCGTAGAGAGTTGTTGTAGACATCATGAAAACGGCCCCTTGTTTGTAGCCAGATTTTAAGTTTTTCAAGATGTCCATAATATCATCATAGGCGTATGCTGTTGAGGCTGAGTCAATAGCGGTAATAGTTTTTAAAATACCTTTTGCGGTATTTGTACCTGTACCGTTAATAATAGCGTTGTCGATAGCTTTTTTAGCCTTTTTGGAAAGCTGAGCGACTATAAAGCTCTCGAAAGCGTCAATAGACATAGCCTCAACATGAGCGGTAATTTCAATAGTTTTGATTAACTCGTGAGCGGCTAGGCTTAACTCTCCGATTTTATCCTCTGAGTCTGTGCTAGCTGTACCCTCTGCAACCCATGAGCAGTCGTTAGTAGTGTCCTCGACCGGGATTTTAACATTTGACGGGATAGCTAAATTTGTAACCAGAGGCAAAACTACGCCGTACTGTTCTAATTTTTCTATGATTTTATTCATAGTTACTGTAGGCACTACAGCACCGACAGAAGAGGCAGCCGTACTTAATGCTCTTTTTTCCTCGTCTGTTAAAGATTTACCCTGCAAATTTTTAAGATAAGCAGATCTATACTCTTCTGATTCTGGAGTATAGTTTTTTTCTTCTGTTGTAATTTGTTTATCTGCAGGGGTTACGATTGCTCGGCCTCTTTTTTCTACGTCCTCAGCCTCTTTTAATCTTTTTTCAAGGTCTGATTCTTCGTCTGATAATTTTTGAACCTCATCTATTGCTTTGTCTAGCTCTTCGCCAGTCAATGTGTTAATAGAGGCTCTTAATTCAGCTTTTCTCTTTTTGATTTCCAATAACCTTTTAAGTGGGTCCATGATTTTCTCCTTTTCATTTTGTGTAAACATTTTCTCTAGGTTATCCAACCTATAAATAAAGTCTCAGTATTGCCCTCTTACGTAGAGTTTCGCTCTCCAGCGTCTTATACTTTTCGGCCTCCGCTTTAAAGTAGTCTCTTGCTGATACGTCCGTATCGTCGTAAGCTGGTATGTCAACTATTGAGACATCAAATAATTTTCCGATTTTTTTAATAGTTCTGGTGTGTGTAGTTCTGTCGTATTCCTCCTCCTCTACCGTAAAAGCAAACGAGCATTTATCGAGTCCACCCTCTTTTACAAGAGAGTAAACGTCTCTGGCTACACTTGTTTTAAATAAATTAGCGTCAAATTTCAGCCCGATAGTATCAGTTTCAAGAGCAAGGCTACCGCCTCTAACTCTGGCTAAAATTGGTATATGGTCCGAGTGGTTGTATTTTAAACAACAGTCTGACATATCCGTATTGTCAAAAGCTCCACGAGCTATAACCTCTTTGTATTCGACTCCGTCGCATTCCCAGAGTACAGTAGGTTTATCATATACGGCCGCATGTCCTGATAATCTCATCTCGTCATTTTCAGAATTTACGCTTAAATTGCGTAATTCTGTCTGTCTTGTTTGTTTAATTTTTAAGTTATTTTTCATTTTTTGCGTCTCCTTTTTGGTCGTCCTTTTTGTCCGACTTATTAGCTGTTGTGTCGTCTCCAACGCCCTGATATTCGTTAGCTTTATTAGCGTCGACATAATTAAGCGATACGATACGTTTATCGCCGCCCTCGACTGGCTCAAACTCGAAAATTTCTCTACATTCGTTGAATGTAAACATGCCGAGCTGTAATCCCTCTTTGCAAATTGACATTTTAGTAGAGTTATTAGCAAACGTTAGACGAGACGCACTCATAACGATTTCTTGTCCGTTATCCTGTTCTTTTTCGGTGTAAATTTTTCTGGTAAACTCCTCAGAGATTTGAATACCTAACGGTTCGATTGTTGAATTATAAAAGGCGTTATATTGCTCCTCGTTATACTTTCCTTTGAGTATTTCCTCTGATACCCCGTAATAAATATAAATTTGATTATTAGCGATTGTCTGATTACGACTGTCAACGGTGTAAGGCTCTATTTTTGTAGGTACAAACTCACATTTTGCGTCTAACGCACCTATACCGTCCCCGTTTTCCATACTCATATAGGAGTCGACAAACTTTTTCTTATATTTTTCTAAGTCCTCATCTTTCAAGTTACCTGCATACTTTAGATACCCTCGTAACATTGAGGTAGCTTTTACGGAGTTAATAAATCCCTCCAGAAAAGATCTAAAAAGTTTTAAAACTGGATTGAGTACGATTGTTTGATTTGCTCCAAATAAATCATCATCATTGTAATGACGCTTTAAATGTATAAGCTCCGAGTACGGCAATATAACCCTAAATGTTCCCGTTTTAAATAAGAACTTACAAAAAATTTCGTTGTCTTTTTCTAAAAATTCTATTGAACTGTAAGGGACTGGGTAAAGTCCCTCTATTAAGCCGTTCTCATCATAATTGATAAAAACAAAAGCATTATTATTTGTAAGTAATTGAGATGTTATTTTATAGAAAAAATTAAACCTGTTGTCTATTTTGTTAGGACTTCTCAGGAGTAATCTTTTCAGTCGTTTATTATATGAGTTATTAGGGCCTATTACTTTTGGCGTTAATTTCGCTACGTGTTTAGCTACAGTGTCTATACAGGCCCTCATTAAAAGATTGTCATAGATATTGTTATTATCAGCCAACAAAAAGGGCGTATATGAGTTAAGAGTACGGAGGGCTTGAAAACCGCCCTCCGTTCTGTTTGCTCCTTTAAAAATATCTTTAAAAAAATTCCTAAAATTTAACATATTATTTTTACCTTTTTATCAAGTTTAAGTAGCTATTTTGGTCGTCCAAATAACAGACATACGCATTTAACATGCCAGCAAAACCGTCTATACGCCGTCTGGGGTTAGATGTTTTAGCTGGCTGTATGTTGTCGTTTTTATCAACATCAGCCCTGACGTTTGTTAAGCACCATTTAGTTATAGGATTATTGTTATAATTAACTTTTTTACTCCTTAGCTCAGCCCCTAAGGCTTTCATAGGACCTGATAGAGTTTTTTTACCTTGTTGAACCGGGCGGCCTATTTCGCCGAACGTGTCGTTCATTTCTTTTACGTAAGCCTGTGCAGACCATGCGTCATAACCATGAGAATAGAGGTATAACCCGTAATCGTTTTGTATTTCTTCAAACCACGATACAACGTCGCTATAGTCTACCCTATTACCGTTAGATACTCTCAAAAGCCCTAAATCATACCAAACATCGTAGGGGATTTTATCCTCTTTCCTACGCTGTTCTAATAAATCATAGGGGAGCCAGTACATCGTTTGAAAATAAAGCATTTCATCATCTGGCACCTGAAACAAAATACTTGCACTTGTTAGGTCGGTTGTTGATGATAAGTCAGCTCCTCCGATTCCGTAATCTGGTCTTAATTCTGATAAATCAAAAGTTACAGGATTATATAAATCCTCATAAAGTAACCAAACCTCTGAGCTGGTCTCTGGGATATTAAACTCTTTTGTCAATACATTTTTACGATTTAAAGGACTCCCGGAGGCTATCTCTACTTTACGTTTAAGATAGTCATATTTTTTTGATACTCCTAAATTCGGGTTAGCCTTAGGCCAGTTTTTCTCTTCGGTATATTCTGACCTGTCGTCCAGCTCATAAATTATTGGTAAAAGTGCGTCGTCCTTATACCCGTTATCATCATACAGACCGTTTATAACATTTTCAGCCTCTGCATATTTTACGTCATACGCTCCCTCACGTTCAAAGCCAGCCGTAGTCGTAATCAAAATTAAAGGCTCGTCCCTTGCGGATATACCGTCAGCAACAATATTATAAAGCTCTGTCCCTTTCCATGCGTGTATTTCGTCGCATTCTGCAAGGTAAATATTTAACCCGTCCTCTGTATTACTATCACTGGAAAGCGGTTTAAATGTAGAGTTAGTTTTATCATAGGCCAAGACATTTGTTAAGCACCTGACCCGTTTTATTAGGTCCGGGCTTTTCTGAACCATGTTTTTTGATTCTTGCCAGATAATTTTAGCTTGCTCTTTTTTTGTAGCTACAGAATAGCACTCAGCCCCACCCTCTCCGTCTGCAATTAGCATATACAAGGCAATAGCTGAGGCAAGTAAAGATTTACCGTTTTTCTTTGCAACTATTAGTAAAACTTCTTTAAAGCGTCTAAAACCAGTTACACTGTCGATTATTCCAAATATGGCCGCTATAAATGCTTTTTGCCATAATTCTAAAACTACGGGCTTATTGGCCCAGCGGCCCTTAGAGTGTTTACAGTATTTTTCAATAAATTGTATAGCGTGATTAGCTCGTTTTTCGTCATAATAATAACGGCTGGGAATAACGGCCGTTATTATATCTGTCAAATATTTATAAACTATGGCTACTTTTTTTGATACGATTACCTTACCTGACTGTATAGCCTCATTGTATTCTATTATTGGATTCATTCTTTTTACTCCGTAGGCTTAAAAATTTGTCAAAATCGTCCTCAGTTTCTGCAGGGGTAGCTGGATTGTAAAGCCCCTCATCTGGGAGTAAATCAGTAAGCTGTTTTATCAATGCTGATTTTTGCTTAGTCATGTTTAAATAAGCCTCAAAGCAAGCCGATTTTTTACGTCCTTTTTGATTTGCTCCGTTTTGGTACTCCTCAACCATTCCGTAAGTATCTACGTCCTGTTTTAATTCAGCCGTTTTAACAGTCATATAAGCTATATCTTTTATCAGGTCCAGAGCAATATTTAATTTATCTTTGTCAATCGCTTTATTTTGTAAGTATTTAATTATTCTTTTTTCTTCTTTTTTAATATCTTTTTGCGATTGTGTTAATTTACTTGTTTTTTTGGATAAAGTCGTCATAATTTAAAATCCTATTTTATACCCCACCCCCTCACGCATGCGAGACGTGCATTTTTCAAAGCTGGGGGTGCGGTCTTTTCGGGTTGAAAGTGAAAAATTTTTCAAGGGGGGGATAAAATTTTTTTATTTCGTTTTAAAATCCTTGTCCCTCTTGTGTTTCGTCAATCTTTACCAAGTCTCCGTTTTTATCAAACATTAAACCCCATACGAGCGGTGATGTTTTCTCGTTATGTTCTCTTTGGTGGCATACATCACAAAGCAACTCGAGATTATCAAAGCTAAGCGTTACGTCTGGGTCGTTTATATTCTGCTCAGATAAATACTTTTTATGGTGGACTTGTTTACTGTTAGGCTTTCCGCACCTCTCACAAATACCAAACTTAGAGGTTATGTAAGCATTACGTAAATCTTTCCACGCCTTAGAATTATAAAAACTTTTTGCAAAATCTCTGGCCATAATAAACTTAAAAAAAGGCTCTGGTCGGTTAGAGCCAAATTGATGAAGGATATGTGTATCAATAAATCAAATAAAAAGACAGAGCCATTAGGGAGTTAATGACCCTGTTTACGCTGCATAAGGAAGTTGAAGAAAACAACTACGCTGTAACGATTCGACACTCTGATTTATATTTTTTTTCGTCGGCCCAGTCTGTCTCGTTCAAATATCTGGCCCGTTGAGTCGTCGAGTCTAAAACTTTTCCATATTTAAAATCTATGTATTTACTAAACGGTACATTTTGCATAGGACACGATAAAGGCTGTCTCTCTCTAACGTCGGCCGTTTCCTGTAAATACTTAGCGGCCGCCTCTCCCGATAACCGCTCAATCTCTAATGATTTTCGTTTGCCTCTAAACTTACCATAGCGAGTAATGTTTACTTTAAGACAGCCATTCTTTTTACAAGTCAGGCTGTCTACTACTTCTTTTATAACTCTGTCATTACCAACATATTTTTTTTGTACTGGCTTGTTAATATCAGTATCAATGCACCAGTAAGTCTCTGGGTCGTTCTTGCTATACTTCACTCCGCAACATACAAAAGACATAATACTCCCTTATTTCATCAAGTTAGGCGTTTCGACTGAAAACCGCTTGACAGTAGGAATAATACCATAATTTTGAGTAACCGAGTGGTTACTCTTTTTAATTGTTAAAGTCATAATGTAACAAAAGTAATGATTCTCTCACTAATTCAACCCGATTTTTAACATTGAAATACTTAAAGCAAATTCGTAAATTTTTCTTAACATTCTCTATTGAATAGTTAAGCTCCTCAGCGATTTGTTTATTTGATTTGCCCTCTATAACAAGTCGTACTATATCCTTTTGAGTTTCATTAAGTTTCATTTTTAAAGCCCTCCTCTTTTAATATCTGTGGAATATCAGCCTCAATGCTTTTAATCAACTGTTTTAATCGGCCGTCAACATATCCAAGCAAATAAACTCTATCTAAATCGCCTTTATCCGACGGGCGTAAAAGTCCTGTCGATTGACTCGTAACTCTAGCTACTGTACCCTGTATCTCTTTTAATGTAGATAAAATCTGTTTTTTGTTCATTAGTAGTAACTCCTTTCTTTTTTCTTGTAAATCTCAGTGTCAAATAAGGCTTGTTGCACCTGTAACGGAGCTTTGCCGTCGTAAATTTTCTGGAGAGCTTTTTTTACTCCATACATTAGCCTTTGTTCTCTCTGGGCCTCTTCGGCCGTCATTTTTCCAGCGGCCACCCGTTTAGGATAGACGGCATATCTGAGAGAGACCTCTCGAGATACGCACTCTATCATCTGTCCGAGTAATTCGTAGTCTATCTCTGGCATGCTTTAACCTCCTATGTGTTTTAAAATGTGTGCTATAACGTCAACAGTCCAGCCGTTCCCTATTGCCTTATATCTCTGAGTATTGCTGACGTGAGCTGTATAATTGTCTGGTAGTGTCTGTAGACGCTCACACTCGACAGGCGTAAGTTTTCTGATTAGATACTCTCCAGACGGCAATAGCTCTTTAATAAAACTGGCTCTACGTTTGTGATAATCTGCATTAAATGATTTTTTGCCATAACTGGCCGTTATACAATAAGCCTTACTGTCGTATGGCTCTCCAGATTCTACGATATGCTTTAAAGATATTTTTAAATCTTTTGGCGGCGTTAGATTTTTTATATTTGTCCAGTAGAGACGCTGTCTGTGCTGAGCTGATAACAAGGCCGAGTTAATTAAAAAAGGCTCGACGTTTAAAATATCTGTAATAGTCTCTTTTTCCTTTTTAGGCATACTGGCCACATTTTCAAACAAAAAATAATCTGGTTTTGTCTGTTTTAAGGCGTCTGCAAACCTAAAGAAAAGACCGCTCTTACTACCTGTTAAACCTTTACGCTTTTCTTTTATTTTGCTTAAATCCTGACAAGGACTACCGCCCATAAGTAAATTGACATTTTCAAATTTACTAAAATCAAGATTTTTTACGTCTCCCAGTTGTATTGTTTCTGGAAAATTCGCCTGAGTTATTTTAATAGCGTTAGGCTCTATTTCTGAGGCGTAGTAATTATCGTACTCAATACCTGCCCTCAATAATGCAAGCTGGCCGCAAGATATACCGTCAAATAATGATAATATGTTTTTAAATTTCATCTGTAATAACCTCTATAAATTGTTTTTGGCGGTGTTCCTAATTTACGGACCAGTGTTAATACTGTCGCTTTCATTCTGCAGGGAGTCTCTATAAAATCAGGAATATTACAAAGAGAGCAATTACAGCCGAGTTTATAGCAATCAACCGCCGACCTCGTCCAGTGTTTAGCCACCTCATCAGATACGCTATAACGTTTTAATGGTTTGTAATTTTTCATGGTTACTGCTCCCATTTATGCCCTACGATTACGACGTCCACATAGTCATATTCGCTGTAATACTTATGCACCGCTCCGTCTACGATGTTTTTATCATCGTTATAAGCGACCCCGTTTAGTGCGTCGCATATATTTTTTGAGATGTTATCCCAGTCAGGCTTTACAGTCGGCCTAATAATTCCTTGAAGAGCTAAGCCCTGTTTTTTCCTGCTATAGCTTTCAGGTATTTTGAAATAAACATCTATAAAAACCTCGAGATTAAAGCCGTCCAGCTCGTGCGGTAAGTGTTTCGGATATTCTTTATAAAAACAGGTTTTAACCCAGTTTGCGTAGGTTGTCATATCTCCGGGAGTATATTTAATCCCGTTTCGACCGAACTTTACAGACTGTTTAGCTACGACTCGGCCCATAACTCTAAATTTATAACTCTTTGTAACTTCTCTCATGCTGTCTCCCTTTTAAATAAAGAGGGGATAAAATCCCCTCTGATCCTACACTGCCTCAGATTTTATGTCCTCTGTTTTATTTTCGGGTGTTTCTGAGGCTGTAGGCTGTCCCTCCGTCTCCTCTGGACTGTCCCCTTTTGTCTCGTTGACATTATCGGCCGACGCTGGCTGGTCTGATTCTGTTTTTACTTCTTGCTCTGGCTCTGCAAAGGCTAATTTACGCTGAAAATTATTTAACTTGTCGTTAATATCCTCAACTTTAGCCTTATAATCCTCTATCTCTTTATTATTCAATTCGATATTAGATCTGTTTTTCTCTGCAAGGTCCTTATAATCCTTTAATAGAGCCTCCATAGAGTCTATGGCCTTATAGTTTTTAAGGTGTTTTTCGCATTCTTTAATGTCTTGTTTTTTTGCGTAGTCTTGTACAGCATTTGACACAATCATTTTTAACTCGACAAACGGCTCAAAGGTTAATGTAGAGGCCAAATTTTCAAACCTTACGGCCTCTGTCTCCAGCTCGTCGTTTTTGCGTTCAAGAGCTTTTATATGACGCTGATAATCGTTACGCTTTTCTTGTAGTCGTTTTTCTTCCTTTGTACTTGCTACAACGTCTGGAGGTGGATTATCATTATCAGACTTTGACTCGTTATCTGTAGGGGTTTCTGCCGGGCCAGTAGTAGCCTCAGCACTTACGACATTGTCGTTATTGTTTTCGGCGGCCTCTTTTTGTAAAGCCTCTGCCTCTTCTGTTGTAATTTCTTCCGTCCCCTCTGGTAGTTCTTCGGTATCTCCATTTAAAAAGGCCTTAACGTCCTCCGGGAGTTCCTCCTCTTTTACCTCTGTTTTTGTTTCCTTTTCAACGTCCGAGCTTTTCTCGTTAGTTGATTCGTCCTGAGGGTGGCGGTTGAGTTCTGCTTTTTTATGTCCTACTAATTCGTCCCAGTCTGGAGTATCGAAAACGTTACCCAGATATGTTTTTTTAATCAAATTTTTAGCGTCAGTAGCAAGAGAAAATTTTTCAGTTGTTCCGACGTGTTCGACCATAAATCCGTTTTCAGGGTCCTTAATAACTTTGTGGTAAGGTATCATGGCTCCCTCTTCCTTATAGACATCGCCTACATAAATAGGACTCTGGCGGTTGCTGTCAAAATATCCAGCACTAATTTTTTGAGTTGTCATAATTTTTTCTCCTTATGTTTAAAATAGTGTCGTTTGAGCGAAAAACTCGCTCTTATATGTTTGAGCTGTTGTGGCCGCCAGTCGCTCAATACTGGGTTTATAATATTTCTCCCTGTTTTCGATAGCGATACAATGCCGCCCGAGCTTTTTACAAGCTACGGCCGTAGTCCCACTCCCCGAGAAAGTGTCTAGGACTGTATCGTTTTCTTTTGTGGAGTTGATTATAAAATTTTCGATTATATGTAATGGTTTTGGCGTAGGGTGATTAAATTCTTTTTTATCTTTTACGTTGGTATGCGTTACATACCATGTGCGTTTAGTCTTAAAATTGCCGTAAACCGGGACTCCAGACTCTCTAAAAAATAAACAGTATTCTGTATCTGAGGCGTAACGATTATTACATGCCGGGACTACATTATCTTTGCACCAGTTTATAGGCGTCCAGTTGCATTTTTTACCCTCTATAAAATATTTTAAAATCGGTAAATACTGCTTACGACTGCAAAAAATATAAATATTTATTTTTTTCAGGACTCTGACAAAATCATCTAAAATAGCAAAATCGAACCCGTCCGAAATATCAGCCATTTGAGCATAATTCAATCTTTTTTTAGTGCCAAACGCCCCAGACCCCTGAGTAACTGCCTGCTCATACGGAGGGTCAACGATAACTAAGTCGATTGAGTTATCAGGAATTTGTTTTATAAGTTTGTAAGAGTCTCCCAATATAATTTTTTGCATTTTACCACCTATAAACCAGCCTGATTAACCGCACTTTTACGGACCTCTCTACCACGTAGAGACTGTCCTTTAAATTCAAATTTGTATCTGCATACATCTTTAAGACGGTCGAGAGTGGCCCTCCATTCTGGGATAGATTTTAATTTTTCTATCATTTCGGGATTAGCCGTAAAGGCTGTAACGACTTTGTAATTAAGCAAAGCGTCAATAATCCTAAACGCCGTCTCTTTACGTTTTTCGGTATATGATTCTCTCCCTATATCGTCCAAGACAACAAAATCAAAACTTGTAAGCCAGCTCAACAACGGGGTAATATTCCCTGCGTTTTCATAGCTGTAACTTGAAAATTTATCTAAAAGACTTGAAAGAGTAGTAAATAAGCAACTATAACCCTTTTTCATAAGCTCATTACATACAGCGGCCAGTAATGTTGTTTTACCTGTACCGACTTCGCCTATCATTTGAATACCTAAACTGTCAGCAGGGTTAAATAATTTTGCGTACTCCTTGCATTTTTCAAGCTCGATAGTCTG